CAGTGGTATGTCGGTTAAATATACCATTGGAACAGTAGACATGATGCACTTTTATTTTGCGTAGGAGTCGTATGGCAACTACCAGAAAAAAAGGAATGGGGATTAAAACTTCAGTCAAGTCTGGTAATTTTAGAAAGACTAAAGCTGGAGCAGGGATGACTAAGAAAGGTGTAGCAGCCTATCGTAGAGCCAACCCAGGCAGTAAGTTACAAACAGCCGTAACTGGAAAAGTTAAAAAAGGTTCTAAAGCTGCTAAGAGACGTAAATCATTTTGTGCACGTAGTGCAGGGCAGATGAAGAAGTTTCCAAAGGCAGCTAAGAATCCAAACTCAAGGTTACGCCAAGCTCGTAAGAGATGGAAATGTTAATATGGAAGATAAGGTGCAAGAAACAATAGCAGTACATTCGGCAGAGATAGAGCATATGAAGAAGGATATAGACCATATCATTGTCAAAGTCGATAAAATGGACAAGTCTGTTGATGATATTAAGGAGACTCTCGCAGAGATTAGAGGTGGTAAAGCAGTCGCTGTGTGGTTTTTTGGAATAATTGGAGTGATAGCTGGGTCATTGGTGACTTGGTGGCTCGGTAAATAACTAAGGAGATTAGATATGGAACATGGTAAGAAAAAGAAAATGATGTATGGTGGTATGGCTAAGAAAAAGATGTACGGTGGCGGTATGACCAAAAAGAAAAAGATGGCAGTAGGTGGAATTGCTGCAAAAGTAAAAACAGTTGGTATTAAAAAAGAAGAGACACCAATGGGCACATTTGTTAAACGTGAGAAGAAGGTTGTACCTATTAGTAGAATTATGAAAGATGAAATTAAGAGTCTTAAATACGCACTTAATATGGAAGGTGTGACAGATGCACAGAAAAAGAAAATACAAAAGCTCATTGATGCAAAACAGGCAGGAGTAGATGCAACTAAAAAAAGTTATAAGTCTTCTACTATACCAACTATGAGAGGAACAGAAGAAGATAAAGAACAAGCAAAAAAATTAAAAGAATATCAATATGGTAAAAAGCTTCTAAAACGAGCTGATAAAAGAGAAAAGAAAGCTGGTGGTTCTGTTAAGAAAAAAATGGCTATGGGTGGTAAGATGAAACCTGTAGATAAAAAGAAAAATCCAGGTCTAGCTAAATTACCAACAGAAGTTCGTAACAAAATGGGCTTTATGAAAAAAGGTGGTATGGCTAAAAAGAAAATGATGGGTGGCGGTATGACTATCAAGAAGATGAAGCATGGTGGTAAAGCTGGCAAGTGTCCTCGTGATGGTATCGCTATGAAAGGTAAAACAAGAGCAGGTCGTTAATTATGATGAAATGTCGTGGAATGGGCAAGGCTATGAAAAAACCCATCGCTCTTAAGAACGGTGGACAAGCTAAAAGAACAGTTGGTAAAGTCGTTAAAGGCTTGAAGAAAGCTTCTAAGTCTCATGCTAAACAGGCAAAAACTTTAGCTGCCCTAAAACTTAAAAAAGGTGGTAGCCCTAAAGATGCGTGTTATCATAAAGTTAAGGCTAGATATAGAGTTTTTCCTAGTGCTTACGCTTCAGGTGCCATAGCTAAATGCCGTAAAGTTGGTGCTGCTAACTACGGTAAAGGTGGGAAGAAAAAGTAGTGGCTGTCCGTAAGACTAAAAAAGGTCTTGCTTTAAAGAGATGGTTTAAGGAAGACTGGAAAGACGTGAGAACAGGCAAAGCCTGTGGTCGTCAAAAAGGTGAGAAACGTGGTACACCTTATTGCAGACCTAGTAAACGAGTGTCAAGTAAAACTCCTAAGACATCAGGAGAAATGACAGCGTCAGAGAAAAGAAAACGTATTGCTCAAAAGAAAAGACTTGGGCAACCAGCTGGTAAGCCACGTAGAGTACAAGCAGCTAGAAGGAAGAAAAGGAAAACATAATGGCATCATTAAAAAGTCAAGAGAAAGAAAATAAAAAGAAAGCTTTAAAGAAATTTAAAGAAAAAGGCTATGATATGCAACGAGATGCATTTGGTCCTGGTTCATTAGTAGAATCCGAAACAAAACTTCCTAAATTTTTTAGACTTATTCCAGATGCTTTTCAAGTAGAGAAATTTTTACAAGAAAAAGTTAAACCGAAAATTAAAAAGAAAATTAAAAAGAAAGCAGGTGGTAGGGTTAAAAAAGTCAAAGCCCATCGTGGTGATGGTATAGCTAAACGTGGTAGAACAAGAGGAAGGATAATATAGTGGCTACATCAGGAACAACAACGTTTGATTTAGATTTAAATAGTCTTGTTGAAGAGGCATTTGAAAGATGTGGTGCAGAGTTACGTACAGGATATGACCTACGTACAGCTCGTAGAAGTTTAAATTTACTTACTGCAGAGTGGGCTAATCGTGGTGTTAATCTTTGGACGATTGAAGAAGGTAGTGTATCTCTCACTGAAGGAACTATTACCTATAACTTACCTACAAATACGATTGATTTGATTGAGCAAGTCATCAGGACAGGCACAGGAACTAATCAACAAGATATCAATATCAGCAGAATATCTGCTTCTACTTACGCTACTATCTCAAATAAGAACACTGAGGGTAGACCTAATCAAGTGTGGATTAACAGACAAGCAGCAAGACCAACTATAAATGTATGGCCTGTGCCAGAAGACAATGACTATACATTTGTATATTATGCACTTAACCGAATAGAAGATGCAGGTAACGGTGTGAACACACAAGACATACCATTTAGATTTTTACCTTGCATGGTGGCAGGACTTGCGTTTTATTTAAGTTTGAAGATACCACAAGCTGCTGACAGAAGTCAGTTTTTAAAACAAGAGTATGAGGAACAGTGGGCATTAGCTTCAACCGAAGATAGGGAGAAAGCTGATTTCAGAATCGCACCTCGTAGACAACACATATAGGAGAGATATATGAAGAAAAAAGCTTTTAAATCTCACATGATGTATGACAAAAAGACGGGTAAAGCTGTAAAAGCTCCCACCATGGCTAAACATCTAGCTTTGAAAAAGAAAGGTTATGTGCACACTAAACCAAGGAAAAGAGGATGAGTAGAAAGTATGCTTCAGCAAAATATACTCTTGCCGAATGTGACAGGTGTGGTTTTGTAAAGAAGTTAAAAGATTTAAAAGAGATATTTATTAGAGATACAGCCACAAATATTAAAGTGTGTAGTGAGTGCTATGAGCCTGACCACCCACAAAATAGACAAGGTTTGTATCCTGTGGATGACCCTCAAGCGGTACAAGAGCCAAGACCTGAAACAAATTTGGATAAACAAAGAAATTTTCAGTATGGTTTTAATCCAGTAGGGCTAAATAATCCTTTAGGATTAGAGGGATTAGAAGATGATTTAAAAGGAGCTGGTCAAGTTGGGTCAGTTACCATAACGACAACTTAGGAGTAAATGATGAACAAAGATAGAAAAGGTGTAAAACCAACCTATAAACAACCAGAGAATACCCCTGTACCTAACACAGGTGGCTATCCTGAAAAGAATGTAAAGACTGAAGGTGTAGTTACTCGTGGTAATGGAGCAGCTACTAAAGGTACTAAAGCTAGAGGACCAATGGCCTAATGAATTATACTGAGTTAGTAGCAGCAATAAAGTCTTACACAGAGAACGATTATACGACTACTGATGTAAACACTTTTATACAAAACGCTGAGCAACGTATATTTAATACGGTGCAGCTACCTGACTTACGTAAAAACGTGACAGGAACCATGACATCAGGTAATAAGTTTTTCTCATTACCTAGTGATTGGCTGTCTACCTTTAGTATTTCTGTGATTAACAGTAGTAACGAACACACATTTCTTTTGAACAAAGATGTTAATTTTATAAGGGAATCTTTTCCTGATACTGACTCACCATTTTATGCATTACCTCAATATTATGCTATATTTGATGACACCACTATGCTTCTAGGGCCAACTCCTGATGCTAACTATACAGCTGAGTTACATTACTATTATTACCCTCAAAGTATTGTGACTGCTACTAATAGTTGGTTAGGTGATAACTTTGATACCGCTTTATTTTATGCTGCATTGTTAGAAGCTGCGGTATTTATGAAAGAGGAGCCA